GATCTTTCAGTAGAAAGACCGTTAGACCAATCAATAGCATTTTGCCCACTACCTACTCCATAAGGAGGTGAAAGCACTGCTAGGAATTCCTTAGTACCTTCAGCAAGAGTAACTAAAGCGTTCTGAACGGCATCATTAGTTACACCAGGAACAGCAGCCATTGATAAGTTTAAAAGATCATTATCAAGAACTTGCATACCAGTTTTTCCAGAATCAGTAGACGCTCCTACTAAAAGAGTATTTATATCATCTGTATCGGTTGCTGCTGGGATGCCGTTAGTACCACCAGAAAGTTTACTACCAGTTTGAGCCACTAATTTTACAAAAGGAGGGTTTCCATCAGCGAAACTAGCAGAGCCTTGTAATCCTGTCCAAGTTCCTGTACCAACAAGCGTATCAAGTTTGTCTGAGAAGGTAGGCAAAGCGGTTACGGTAATATCATCCACCCCACTTACAATATTACCTTTTATAATATTAGACTTAAGGTTATCTGAACCGACATTAATTTTTGTTTCAATAAAGTCTTCGCCTGCAACAAAGTTAACCTGAAAACTCTCTGCGGCTACCCCATCCTGTAGGATATTAAGAGTGCCTACTGTTCCACCAGCAGTGGTCACAGATGCGGAGTTTCCAGTTTCTACGCCTGCATTAGTAATAGCGTAATTATAACCAGCACCAGGGTAAACACTTTGCAGTAGGTACGCTACCGATGAAGTATCAAACTCAATTCCGCTTGCAGTTACATCAGACGCATCAGGGCCATCGGCAACCCCACTATGATTCAAGCCATTAAACCCTGATGCCTCGCCACTAACCTGGATACTCGCCCCAGAGCCAGCAAAGCCTCCTACAAGCACAGCAGACCCGCCAAAATCATATACAGACACCTTAGACGCATTGGTTGGATCACCTCCCATAACAGCTTTAAGGGCCGTTGTAGTGTCAACCGAACCAGAGGGTACACTAAAAGTTTTGCTAAGTTTAGTAGCACCCGTATGATCCTTAACAACCACAAGAATAGAAGATGTTTCGCCCACGCCTATGGAAGAAGACATAGCTACTGCTGGGCAAGCGCCCATTGCTACATACGAACTAGCGTCAGCGGCAGTCCCAGATGCAGATCTTACAAAATATAGGGAATTGGTTGCTTCAAGAATCTCAAGAGATCCCTCTAAACCTTGTCCAACTATATCCTCATCAGGGAGACCGAACACAGAAACCAATCTTTCACCATTTGTAATCAAGGTCGCTTTGTTAACAGGACCTTTAGAAGCAAAACCTACTATACCTACAACACTAGGGTTAATTGCTGCGGGATAGTCGCTAGTATCTTTTTCAAGTACATATACTCCAGGGCTTACATAATTTGCCATTTATAATCTCCTTATACTGATTTAATTGTAAGAATTTTTCTTTTACTCATTATCATGCATTGCCTAGAAATGCTCCCAGGCGGCACAACAATCGTTTCGTGAGGTTTTAGAAATATAGTTTTAACCCCAACAGGGTAGTCTAAATATATCTCAAAAGTCTGTAGAGAAGTGTTTGTTATTGATTTCATTTTTCTCCTATATTAGTTAGGGGGTCTAGGAACTCTTTTTTGTTATTTTAAATCCAAAAATCCGTATTAATACTTATAATTTTACCAGTATTAGTTAATAAAAATTTAGGACTTGGTATATATCCTTGAATTTCTAATATAAAAGACTTTCTAAGAAGTCTTTCTTCTTTATCAGAAATATCCGTTCTAGATATATCCTCCTCAGAGGAAAGGTAGCATTTTAATATATTAGTGTCCTTAATTATAAGATTTTTATGTGGGTTGAATTTTGACCTTATTTGGGAAGATAACTGATCCAAATGTGAAATGTACTTAGACCAAATACTTAAGGTATACTCTATTTTTACAGGAATATCAACATAAGAAACTACCCGTTGAGCCCTTTGAGTAGCATCATCCCACTGTTTACTCATTTGCAATAATCCCCACGCTCTGCGTTTATCAGAATCCTCACTAACAGATGACTGATATATCGTAGAGTATGGTAAAATTAAATTATTTTCTTGAAACTTCTTTGCAATAATCCTCTCTTGGCGACCATGATGCAATTTTACTTCTTTATAATCTGATTGATCATCAATATAAGATAACTTCATAGATGATAAAAGACTTCTAAGAACCTCTTTATAAAATACAGAGGACATCCTCATATCAGACATCATTTTATCAATTCTATCAGTAAAATAGGATCTACCATAAAACTCTGGGGATTTTTTAGTCATTTCTATGTTATTAATGTCGTATGCGTATTCTTTAAATGAATTATTCAATATCTAAGTACCCCCCAATTTCATCAGCAACATCAGACACTTCTTGGTTAAGAGTATCTTCATCATCACGAAGAAGTTTAGCAGTGCATACTAAATGGTAAACACCATACATCTCAAACCCATCTTCCTGTACCTCACTAATCTCATATTTTTGGTTCTGGAAGTATGGTTTAAGTTGATCTCCTACTTTAGGGGTTCTTCCCAAAGTAGATTCAATATACGATTTATTAAACACAAATGATTGGTCATTTGTAAGCTCTATACCGAAGTTTGAGAGAACCTCTTCCACAATAGAGGGTTCGTAATAAGCATGAACTGTTAAAGGCTCTGATACAATAGGTTTTCTTGAAGACTCTAGATATACCTCATCATAATCCTCATTGACAAGTTGTTTAAAATAGTGTAAAGGTGAACCAGAGATTCTAATTATCTCATCATCCACTAGATTAAATAAATTAACATCAGGGTTATCAGGATCATAAAAAGATAAGGGGGTTGCCCCCTCCACTTTAGGAAGATCTTGCATCTGCCTGTTAACTTTAAATCTTCTTGACATTATTTTAATTATCATCCAGTAGTGAACATGGGCGGTTCTTCTACTTCATTTATTAGTTCTTCTTTAAGAGATTTTTTACTTTCAATTGCCTGCTGTATTAAAGAATCTCCATTAAGCTGAGTCCCACCCCCAGGACCAGGAACTACTTTAAATTTACCTCTAACTTGCCCCAAAAGTTGAGTAGCACAGGCAGTAGTATACTTTTGTATCCAGTTACGCATCTTAGGGGTCATAGTTGAAGAATTTAATGCTCTATATTCTAATATAGCTACATCATCTACAGAAGGTTTTGGGTATAGTTGTAAATATTGTCCATTAATAACATCCCAACCACCATCTTGACCAAGTATTCTTCTAGTAGTTTCTAAAGTTGATTGTAAAAGATAGTAATCACCTATTGATAAACCATCAAATAAATAGTTATCTTGGAAATATTTAATAAAGAAATCAAATTCAAGAGTACCTGCCTGTGACTGTATACTAAGAAGTGTTTTCTTAAATGTAACATATACTAAATTTCTTAATATGTATTGAGGAATTTTATAAAGATTATAACCACTATTTGTATGAAATGCCACAAATTGTCTAGTTAATTGCGGGGCATGATAATCCAACTCAGTAACAGCTTCATCTATACAAATTTTAAGCTGATGGTCATTTAATTCAACACGGACTACTGGGTGTCCTAAACTAGCTAAAACATAATCTTTAATTTGCTGCTCAAAATCTGTAAATTCTATAATGCTAGATTGTTTAGACTTATTTAAATTATCAAGATCTATTTCTTGTGTATCAGGGGAGGATTGGTCCCCTATGGACTTACTTGCAACATTAGAAAAACTATTTCCATACCCAGTAACATTAGGGATTACTACGGTTGCCATTTTTCACCTCTGATTTACTTTTTCTAGATTTTTGAGGTCTAGGTTTTATGTTTTCTATCTTCTTAAGAATAGTGTAATTAAGATACTCATTTGATTCTATGACTTGGTTAGGTCTTATGGTAAGTAATTCATTATTTACCATAATTAAAATAGGGAACCTACAAGTACTTCTGTATTTATATACCATATCTATATATAGGTTACTAAATAAAAAATAAGCCCACTTCCCCAAAAAAGAGAAGTGGGCTTATTTTTAACAATCAATTACTAGACATTCTCAAACGGGATCGTAAGACCACCAGTACCGACAATTCTAATAATACGATAGAAACGGGAAGCAGGAGAAACTGCTGCCTTACCGTAACGAGTAAGGATACCCTTTCTGGGCTGGAAGCTTTCAGGGTCCGTAATGGTTGGTAGTGCCTGGAACGGGATATACGGGGCATAAATAAACCCACCATCCATAGGACCAGAGCCCTTGTAACCCATAAGAATCTCACCTTCAGGGTAGAGAGGGTCTACATACAGGTCATAACGACCCATAAACTTACCACGGTACTGAATAGAACCAGGAGAGAAGTTAGTAGGTGCGTCAGACTTTTCAATACCCCCCGTTAGACGGGAAGCAGTTTCAAGTATAGTAGCCACTACTGGGGCGCAAAGCAACCAACTACCAGCACCACGCTGAGTAGTCTTATAAATATCTTGCGAAGCGAAGTTAATCGTAGCAAGAAGGTTTGCGTAAATGTCTCCAACATGACGAGGAGCAAGGTTAAGGGCGCTTGATTGGAAATCAACTAACCAAACATTAGGGTTACTCACTGACCTACTAGCAAGACCTAAACTTCCACCAGTATCACCACGGAAGTTAAACTGACCAAAAGTAGAGTCTGATGCAGGCTCGAAATCCATGGTGTTAGTTGCCCCTGGTTGATCAAGTGAACTATAAGAGAATAAACCCGCAGTACTTGTTATATCATAAGCAAGACCACGAAGATCTTCAATAAGCTCACGATCAACCTCTAGGCGAATCTCTTTACCAAGAATGTCAGTAAGCTCCCGCTCAAGGTCAAGGTTATGATAAGCCTTAAGGTCTTGAGAAGCCTCAAGAGTCCAAAGGGCTCTCATCTTCTTGGTACGAGCGACTACAGGCTGCTGCTCGATAGTCATACTTACTTCAGGAATACCAGTTCCGGTTAGATTTTCTCCAGCGGAAACAGACCAACCATGCCCTCCAGAGCCAGTTCCAGTCGGGGGCCAGTTATGAATCTCCGCATTATAAGACGGACCCGACAACGCAGAACTGCCGAAGTCCTGAGAATCTAAACCGTGATTTGTATCTAAATCAGGAGAAGTACCATGTACAGAACTAGTCGTTAGACCTCTGTAAGTAAGGTTGTACTTACTGTACAGTTGCTGTCGGGTAGTATCAAAAGATCTAGCAGAACCTAGATAAAAGACTTGTGATACTGGGCCACTCATCGGCTGTACGCCACATAAACTGTTGGCGATTAATTCAGGGAAAACCCTGCGTACTAAGGGGAAAGCAAACTTCTGGAAAGTGCCGAGGGCACCAACAGTAGTCGTACCTTGACCAACAGCGGCTTCATCAAGACGCTCGGATTGTACGGACTTAAGTTGGTTTTCAAGAAGTTGTGCAGTCACTCTTTTGGTATAATCATTTTCGATGCCGTCAAGAGCAGGTTCCCATTTGGTAACTAGCTCGTCAGATGCACCCATTTCCATAATATCCATAACTACAATTCCTTTTGTTATCAGATGCCTATTTCATTAATTTAAGCATTTCTTCGGTTAAGAACTGATTACCAATGTTTTCCAATTGCTTCTCCTCAACCTCGTCATCCACATTACTAGTAAGGACTACTGCTTGTTCTGTGGATTCAAACAACATAGCCTCTTTTTCTCCTGCTAGAGTGTTAACGCTTTCAGATAGTGTTAGGATTTCCTTTTCACGATTTGAAACTTTAGATTCTAACAGTTGAATTGATTTAGCAAGACGGTCTTGCTCTTTTAGAGAATTAGAAAGGTCTCTAGCTAGAACTTCATTATCCTCAATAATTTCAGAAGCTTGGGATAGCCTCTTGTCGGATTCAGCATCTATATGCTCAGGACGATACTCTACTGCCATATAACCCATAAGTTCTCTAAATCTTTGGGCATCACGGTAAATATCATGTGATTCATGAAGCTCATTAAGAGCAGATTCCTTAATCTGCTCTCGCTTCATGGACAGGTAAGCAAACACTTTATCAGTAAGTTCCCCTACTTCTTCTTGTACTCGTTCTTCAATGAGTCCTTGCATTACCTGGGCGATCTCTGAAATAGTTTCTTCAGTAATTCCCTCAGGAAGCAGTTCAGCAATATTATCTATTTTTTTCTTATCCATGATTGTACCTCAATCTACCTATATCTATTATGTTAAGCTTGGTTAGTTTGTTTTTTACTAGTTTTTCTTTGTTTCCTACTATTTCCTAGATGTTCACACGCCAGGAATCTGCCACCCTCCACCTTGCGCCCTACGGTAACTTCTCATTCTCCTTCTGACCTCTTGCTGAATTCTGTTAGTTTCTGTGTTTTTTTCAGGTGTTGCTGGTTTTATTGGTTTCAATGCTGGCGTTGCTGCTGTTGCTTTTTCTGCTGCTGTTTTTTCTGCTGCTGTTTTCTTCTTAGTTTCACTTAATCTAGCCCTTACACCTCTAAAGATTTCTGTGTATTCTTTAGGAGATTTTTTTGATTCAGTTAAACGCTCCCGTAGAAGAGTAGAAAATACCTTTTGCTCAGTTACACGGGGGAGAACCTCATTAAGTATTTCTTCAACAAGGATGCTTTGTCTGTTTTCTGCTAATGTAGGATATGCTCCTCTAGTGGAAGGGTCAGCTACAATATCCCAAGTAATAAGGCGAAAGTCTTCATTTACATAACGCTTCCCATCATCACCTTCAGATAAAGTACCCATCCCTCTAGATGAAATACCTATTTGAACCCCACCTTCTACAAGAGCCCTAGCTACCTGACCCATAGGAGTATTTAATATCTCTGCTTCTCCAATAATTTCATTACCTTTAACATCCAATTTAGTAATTAGATGAGAAACATTAGAAAGCTTTACACTATCATGTTGAGGGTGATCAAGCTCACCCATCAATCTACGATTATTCATAGATTCAGTTAATTTTTCAACCTCTCTAGTAAGGAGAGCTTTAGGATAAATTCTTTTGTTATTATTCTCTTCATCTGCTCGTTGAAAAACACCTCTAACTTTCATAGAGGAGTTCTGCCCTTTACCCTCAGTGAGGATCTCCATTTTTTCAATAATAAAAACATCTTCTAATAACATATTACTTACCTTTATCCTTTTTTCTTCTAGCTTTCGCTTTTAGACTTGAAGCAGTGGACCCGCCATGCTTTATTTTTGTTCTTGCAGCATGGCTTCTAACACTAGACCATTTTGCAGAAGGGGTTGCGCTGCCTGGGGTAAAACCTTTAGCGGTTCTACCAGAAACCCTCTGCTGCTTGCTTTTGCCCCACCCACCAGAGGTGGTTACATACATCCTATAGGACCCTTTAGTTGAAAATATAGTACCAGGGGTAGTTTTCCTTAAAGCATCTTTAATAGTTTTATAAATAGGGGCTCTACTTTTACGAGAAGTTACCTTATCTTTTCGTTTATAAGTACCCCTACCAGAAGGATACCTATTAGACTTCTTCTCATTTAGGTTTCTTTCTTCTAGATCTTGTACCGTTTGAATTAAGCTCATTGGACTTCCCCCCTAACTTAACACCAAGTCCTCCTGTAGTTGTTGAGCCAGGAGTTACGCCAAGCTCAGTAAGGAGAGACTTTAATTCACTAATTTTTTGTTTAATTTCTTCTTTTAATTGCACTTTTCTATTTTTTTTAATACTAACTTCAGGCTTAGTAGGATTACTTATACCAAAAGAATTAGAAAGAACATTATCAACAGACTCTTGAATAACTTCTACATCAGAAATATCAGGGACATTTCCAGGCAAATTACTCCTCTTAGGTTTAGGGGTAGGACTAGCTATCTCTTGCTCAAACAAACTTTGAGCAAAATCACCAACGCTAATTCCTAAACTATTAGTAGAACCCATAAGAAACCTTACTTTGTTTCAACCTTTTTAGATTTAAGTTCACGGGACATTTTAGCTAGAAATTGAATATCTTCCTCATCAAGACCCTCAAGAAGGTCTTCTTCATCACCCTCTTCCTCTTCTTTCTCAGACTCAACAATGATGTTCTCAGCCTCTTGGAATACCTCTAGCATTTGGTCAGCATGTTCAAGCAAAACCTCGTCAGAAAGCTGCTCATCAAGCTTAGATTCGCAAAGGGGACAGGAATGCTCCTCAGAAACCTCTTTACCCTCTTCAATAACCTCTTGCTCCTCAACAGCAGCAACAGATTCAGTAATTACACCTACCTGTTTCCAAGCGGCAGTGCCTAGTACGGCTTCTCTCAATTGATCTTTGTTCATAATAAAACTCCTTACGGTAATACCGTCTTAAATATGTATATCTAATTAAATTTAATAAACGATTTTTACTAATTTTTACTCATTACAAAACACATTTACGCTAATATTATCTAGATTGGTGATGGTTTCGTGAAGTAAGCATGATCGGGAGTCGTTTTCTCTATGTAAAGGCTTCCCATTAACAAAAATATTAGGCGACCCTTCTGAAGGGTAACATCTTTTATCGGTTTGGGAAGTATGCACTCCGTTACACCCATGCTCTAAATCAGTAACACCAAACAAAGCAACAAACCTCCCACCAGCAGTAACATTATCTGAAGATTCTTCTTCTGATAAGGCTCCATCAAAAAGACAGGTTTCCCCAGTATCATCCCCCACCATTGCTATTCTTGCCATATTATTCTCCTGGGAATTCCTCTAGGGAATCCTCCACTAACTTTTCTATAGTTAGTTTTCCTGCTACTTTAGGAACATATTTAGAAATATTTTTAATATTTGAATTCACTGAATCTTTTATTTTCCCGAATTCAGCATTGATAGTATCATTACTACTGATTTTACCCAAAAGGAACTTAGATTTTAAATCTTGGAAATTAAAGGAATCTACTAAAGCAATAGATTTCTTATCTTGCTTACTCATCCTTTTATAAACTGATCCCCAAGTGATAGTATTAGAATTTCTTTCTACAAACTCATTCCCATCTTCAATTACTCCTCGTATTGCCTTAAATAAGGCCCTAGTGGCTGGTTCTGGTCTTGGTAATATCTCATAACCTTTCTTGAAAGGTTTTAGAGTATCCTTTACTTTTGAATCATTATACTCGTAAGTAAAGGATTCAAAATACTTGTCACCAGTAGCAGTATTTAAATAATAATCAGAATGAACCTCATCTAAAATAGGAGAATTAAAATTTTGTTTATAATCAGATGTTTTAGAAGTTATATTGAAATTAAGAATCCTTGTTTGATAATCAACCAACTTAGAAGTACCTATTGAGGTTATAATATCATTTCTGTCCGTAGGTATAACAACTATGTACCAAGGTATTCTTCTAGGAAGTACGGCAAAATCTTCAGATTCTGAGGGAGCAAAGGTATCAAAACTTATATCTTTATACTCCACATTCAATTGTTTCTTTTTTTCCATATGATCTAAAAATAAATCAGTATGATGAATATAGAAATTATAAAAGGGGTAAACTTTTGTTTTTACCCAATCCTCAATCTCAACAGGGTCCGTTATAAGATCATAATTACAAGATGTTAACCTTATTAGTGAATTCTCCCTATCTAAATCTGTTAAAGATGCTGTATTTAGTTTGAAGACATATTTACTAGACCTTTCAGAACTTAATGAAGCATCTTCCTCAATTTTAGCAACAGCAGCAGAACTTACTGTTAATTTAATATTAAAGGTATCCTTTATTTTCTTAAATGAATTAGTAAGATCTTCAAAATCCATAACTTTAGATCTATGAATTTGAGTGTCTAAGTCTAAAATAGAGTGATTCCCGTCTGCATACACGAAGTTTATTTGATCGAAATCTGTTATAGGGAGTGATGAAGTAGTCCCGTCACTTAAAGCCAAATCAATAACATCTGTATCATGAACAAATAATTGTTCTACACTTAAATCAGACTCTATTATAGGTAAATTCTTACTTAAATCACTAGCAATAGTTTTCCATCTAAGAACCCTTTCTTTATTTGATCCCCAATATTCTCTAGGATTTAGACTTTTAGAATTATTAACAGTTTTAATAATCTCATTAAGAGCAGTAAAAGTAGGGTTAACTACTAAGCCTGGATTACTCTTTTTACTTAAAGTGCCCATATTATCAATATCAGATATATCAAAACTGCTTAACTGGTCTTTGATAATCAAATCTTTGATTTTCTGTAGAATAGTGTTCTTTAAAGGGCTCCCATCAGCATGTTTTAAATTGTTTACCTTAACTCTAAATTCTTTTGTAAGACTAAGATGGATGTTTTCAAGTGTTAGATCTGAGAATATAGATTCACTATAGTCTGTTTCATTATCTGTAGAATTATAATACTTATTAATAAGGTGTATCCTATAATCAATTATGTTTGAAAATATATTATTATAATATCTCCCCGTAGGCTTATAAGGAATAAAGGGTAATCTTCTCCTTGGGGCGTATCTTTCATTAGAGGTAACTGGATCAAAAAGTAATTCACTAGATCTCCTATTAGATAAGTGATTTAAGTAGTCTTTTTGAGCGGAAGCTTTTGATAATTGCTTAGTTGAATATGATGCCCTAAAATTTCTAAGACTATTCCTACCTGACAAAAAGTTTAATATTTTTGTACCTAACCCTACTGTTTCACCTGTTCCTGGTCCTCCTGGGTCAGTGGGATCAGAATCACCACAATTACTACCTGTTGGAGGGGGAGAACTAGGCAAGTTGAAGGATGCAGTATTATCCACTCCATTTACTCCAACATGAAATGCTGTAGTACTAGCATTTGTTAGTGTCATTGTTAAAAATAGTTTTAATAGACCCTGCCCGTTTGTTTCTATAATGCCTGGGGGTAAATTCCAGAACTTTGCCTTATATCTATAAGCATCTCCTTGAATAGGAGAAAATTGCCAATCTCCTAAAGTATTACCTTGCGATGGAGCTAGAACAATACTATCAATTTTAGTAATAGCTCCTGTATTATCCAACGCTTCTATAATTAAAGTTCCACGGTTTTCTATGTCTTGTCCAATGTCTGGGTCAGTCCAAGTATTAGTACACATTATTATGTGTGGCGCAGGATCTCCAACCCAGTAGCAACTAGCCCCAGTGCCAGTAAATATTAACTCTTCTGTAGTATTTTGTATTTGTTTAATATTTAAACCAGCTATAGGGTTGGTGTTAGGAGCTACACATTGAAATGGTTGAGGATACTCAAAATCAGGGATTTCGCCCCCTGCGTTATCTGCTCGACAATGCAATTTAAGAAATTTAAAACCTACCCAATCAGTAAATGTTAATCTAGTAAAATGAAACCCATTGTTCTTTTCCGCATCCCTAGCATCCCCAGCCATATTAACAAGTTCAACCCTTTTTCTACCTTTATCTATAGTAGTAATATTATGTATGTCAAATGATAATCCAGGAGTCGAAGGAAAATCAAAATTAATGCTGGTAACATTTACTGGTTCCCCAAGGTCATTAAAAGTTAATACATCAATAACAGAAGTCCCGTCTTCTGTACACTTCTTCCAAGCAGTGTTCTCAGCAAAACCTGTTGCAGTTAAATAAGCCTCTCCTCCTGGAGGAGCATCAAACTGAATTTGATCTGACCCATTAATGATATCATTAATAGGCTGAACTTGGATAATTTGAATTTTAGCTACAGTGTCTTGGTCTGAAGTATATCCACAATTATTGGAATCAAAAGAGCAAGACTCGAAACTGTCACATATGGTAAGATCTTCTGGATCAAACTGTAATAGCACAGAACCAGTTAAGGGTTCAGTTGCACACCCACCGACTGTTAAAGTTACTGTTAAGGTTTGTGTTCCAGTTGAATTATTCAGAGCAGTAGTGCTTATAGTTATATGCCCAGAATTATTATCAATTGTAGAACCTAATCCTCCATCAATAGAAAGATTAGTGTTTATATTAGGATCAGATATCAGAACCGCTAAAGAGCCTCCCTGAGGGGAGAAAACTATAATATTGTCATCTGGGCAAACTGTCCAACCAAGATCACCTGCAGGATCATTAAAAGGTTCATTTATATGACTATAAGCGTCTGATAAAATTGTCTCTACTTCATCTGGGTCTGGGCAGTTATTAGGTACACATTTCAATACTACTACCATATCATCACAGTCCCCACCGCAAGAACCTTGATCCATACAGTCTGCATAAAGGTTCCCAGTTTCTGACACTGTTGTACAAGAAAGACCAGCCCCGACAGTAGCCTTCCAATTAGTAATTATTGCTCGATTTACAGCCTCCCCTATTTGAGCCTCCTGGGGAGTAACGCCGTCACATACTTGGGTAAATGTTGCTTCTTTTATAAACCCCCCAGGGGATATTGGGGTAGTCTGTATCTGAGGGTTATTTGGGTTTATTTCACATCTACAAAATTCAATAGGGCCAGACCCCCCTCCACCTCCACCACCTCCATCACCAGGAGCGTCAAAATCTCTACAACAACCGTTGTTTGCATCCTTACAATCTTGTGGGTCTTTATACCCTGTTTTATTAGCAAAAACGAATACATCTGGGGTATTACTCTCATTTTCACTATTAAATGAGACATCTATAAAAGTTGTACACCCCTGAGAATTATCGCAAGGATTGGCCGCATGTATAGGTGAACAATAATAATAACGGACAGTAGTGCAACAAGTAGTAGGTTGTGTTATAAAATATGTAACACCATCCTTAGTGAAAGAATCAACAGTTACTATGTCACTACACTCATCTATAACTCCCAAGACTACTAGTTCTTCTTTGGTAAAAGTAGTATTATTTTGACCAGTACTTGCGCCACAATTAGGTGAGTCACTATAAGTACAATAGAAAACAGTAACTTCTATATCGCAATCACTACCACCACCGCCAGGGGGATCTCCTCCTCCACCACCAGGGTCTCCTCCTCCTCCACCATCAGGGGGTTGAGGCCCCCCAACAATGTTTATAGCCTTAAGTATACATGAATAAAGGGTTCCCATGACATGTTTTAAATTGTTCCATCGGCTTCCTCACCATTTACACTAAAGACTTGCTTTCTAGCATAAGGAGGTACATCGTCCTTATAACCCACAATAGTAAAGTTAACTGTAGGATAAGTTACCAGCATTGGACTAAAAGTTTGCTTTTGGTTTCCCGATACACCATCATCAAAGGTATCAAAGCTAGTTCCGTGGAAGGTCATTGCTGTGCCTTGGGGTGTTGTTCTAGCTCCCGCTATGTTAGGGGTTTTTGTTGCGCCTGCATCAATTAACTTACTGGTAATTACACCAACTCTACTAAAATAATGACTCTTTCTAAAAAATTCTTCTTGAGACCTATTATAGCTATGACCAACAATATTATTAGAATTATCAGGCTGTCCAAACCAAGGTGCCCCTTCATGAGCGGCAGGACTCCCAACACATACAAAAATAGTAAACCCAAGGGGACCACCAGCAGCATCACGGTTCTTTTCTACAAAAATACCTGTTTGGTGAGCCCCAGTTCTAATATCAGCGTTTCCTCCAATATCAATCGAAGGCGCACCAGCCATTAACGAGCAATTTATTAAATCAACTCTAACATCAAAATCAGTATATCCTAGTTCTTGTAATAGTAGTTGACTAAATGTAAATGTCTTTTTTACAAAAAGTGATCCATACATAGGGCACATACGCCCGTGACTAGTGGCTGCTCCTATATAACCAAACTGACTTACAGGCATATCTGTTATGAGAGGATTACCTTCTGCATCAAATTCATTTATATTAGTTGGAAAATTGAATTTTCCCTCAGCGTTATGTTTAACAGCGGAAAATAATCTATCATTCCTATGATTACCTCCACCAGGAAACCATTCCTCGTTAATATCCCACCCAGGAAACCTAGGAAGTTCTCCCACTATAGAAGGGACATGATAAGTTTTTAAAATACCCAATGCTTTTTCCTCTGGATCAGTAATGTCATTCCATTGGGCCCACTCCAGTTCCGTTAATATACCTTCTGGTCCCCATAAAGTTCCTCCATAAATGGTTCCCATAGCTACTGGTTGAGATATTGGGTTTGGTTTATTGATCTCAGTCATTAAAACATCCCTAACATCAAGAATGTCTTTTTGAACCTCTACTTTACCAACAGCGGGGTTAGCAAAAGATAAAGGAGGGTTTGCTGCCGCAACTCCAGCCCTTTCGTTATAGGATAGTTCCGCAGTTCTCATGAACGGTCTAATATCAAACAGGTCATTAGTTACAATAATGGGTTGTCCCCTCTTAACAATTACATAAGCAATAGGTAAAACACTTTGACCAACTAAAGCTAAGTTGTCTTTAGACAACTGACTCTCAAACAAAGGTGTTAAATTTAATAAATCTTCTGGGGACGGTATATTTGAAAAATTCCCTCTTAGCCCAATTTGTGTTTGCTGAGTATCCGCTAAAGTAGAAATCATTCTATTATGTAGGATATCTAAATCTACTGTATTTTCTGAAGTAAAGTAATTTGCTGAATTACCAGAGGCTGTTGCATAAGCCCCAGTATCAAAATAACCAGCCTCATTATCATAATTATTTACCCCATTACCATGACCTTGATTAAGAGCTATGACACCAGCCCCCTTTAAAATACCTAATCTTGGTGCTGATATTTGTTCTGGTGTCCCTGGGGGGTTCATAATTGTAGTTGAAACAGAATCAATAGGATGGGAATAAACGAATAATAAATCTATTCTAGTTGCTGGGGTTAGGTCAGTAGTGTTTGCGTAATCATTTTCATCAAAGTCGGGAATGGATATTGATAAAGTTTCAGCTACATCAACAATAGCAGTTCTAATAGAACCTCCCCAAAAACGAGTAAATTCTACGGACTCTTGTTGAAGGTCATTTTGAAATGCTGTAATACCATAGTTATGTCCAAAAGATCTCCAAATCGCAGCCTTGCTTTTAGGCATACCAGGAACAGTTAATCCTGAGTTAATTCTAAAGTCCACACTGTTAGAAAACTCAAGAGTATTTCCAACTAACGGTTCAGAGTTATGATGCTGTAAAAAGGTATAAAGACCAGTATCAAGTAAGGGTTGATCAATTATCTCTCCTGCTAAAGTCTTAAGAACATTTAAAGGTAGAGTAAATTCTTTAGTCTTTC